TGATAAACGACCAGCACTTCCTGTGTTCTGATAGGTGGTGTCCGGTTTGGTCAATGTGTAAAGGAGCGCACATCAAAGGCTCCACTAGCGTCGAGGAGGCGTAATGGATAAGGACAGAGCAATTATTATGCAGGTTTGTGCGAAGATCGCAGCTGATATGACTGATAAGTCGTTGACTGTTGATGCTCGCATTGGTGAGTTTGCAAACATTTTCGGGTCGGTTTCTGAGATCATGTTGGACACCATTTATGGTTCTCCGCAGGGTTCGCAGGATCAGAATGCTCAGGCTGTGAATATGATGCGTGAGGCGTTTGGTGCTACTGAGGTTTCTTCTTCGGGTGGCGATATTCGTGTTGTTGGTAAGCAGCATGGTGATCTTCCGGATTGGTTGATTAAGGCTTGTAAGCGTGATGGTGTCACGAAGATTTATGACAACCGTGATTCGCTTGATAAGAATCCTAAGCGTCCTCACTTCAAGGCTGTTGAGGGTGAGAAGGCTTACTGGCCGCCTCGGTCTAAGTAATGCGTTTGTCGCCGGAAGATATTGCTGCCGGCTGGGATTTGGTGGGGAAGTCCGCTTCCCCACCTGAACCTGAGTATCGGATGTATTCTCCGTTGGCTGATGCTGCGGATTCGTTTGTTCGTTGGGCTCAGTCTCCGCAGGAACGTATCCATTTGGGTATTCCTCGAATTGATGCGGAGTTGCGTGGTATTGCGCCTGGTGAAATTGCGATGATGCTCGGGTTCGCTCATGGTGGCAAGACTTTATTGTTGATGCATGCGTTGCGTCATAATCGTGATAAGCATATTGCGATGTTCATTCCTGATGAGCCTCGTCAGCTTGTGTTGACTAAGTTGACTTGTATTCAGCATCGTATTGATGCTCGTGAGCTTGAGGCTCGGGTGGCTGCTGATGATGCTGATGCGATTAAGTTGTTGCGTCGTACAGCTGAAGAGGATTTCCCGAATCTTGCTGTGTTTGATCAGCCTTTGGCTGCTTCTGATATGGAGCGTGCCTATAACGAGGTTTGTGATGTTTGGGGTCGGGTGCCTGAACTAGTTGTTGTTGACTATTTGGATTTGGTTGAGGCTGGTGAGACTGTTCCGGATAAGGCTACTTTCTTGAAGGGTTTTGGTCGGCGTCACGATATTCCGATGCTTGTGTTGCATCAGACGTCTCGTACTGCTGGTGCTGATGGTGCGAAGTTGACCATGTCTTCGGGTTCGTACGGTGGTGAACAGCAGGCAACCAGTATTATCGGTGTTCGTCGCAAGAAGTATCAGATTGCTGCAGAGATCAATGAGTTGATTGAGAAACTTGATCGTTCGCATTCTGAGCGTGCTCAGGATCGTTTGGATTATTTGCGTAGCGAAGCCAGGATTCATGAGTTTACTGTGACGGTTTCTTTGTTGAAGAATAAGCGTCCAGCTGGTCAACTTGTTGATGATATTGATTTCGAGTTGGATACCGCTACGGGTCGGTTGACTGATCTTAGTGGTGCTTTGCCGACGCAATATCAGCAGGGTAATTTTTATGAGCAATCTTTCTAGTTCGGTTGATTTATTTTCTGAGCTTTTTGACGGTCGTACAGATGCGTACGGCACTTGGGATGGTGGGTCTGTCAAAGCTTCGGTGACTTCAGATATGTTCGCCTCACATTTGAACGGCGATTTCTATTTCGGGGTTTATCCGTTGCTTGACGACTCCACTGTCAAGTGGGGTTGTTCGGATATTGATGTTGATGATCTTGATGCGGCACGTAATCTTCAGACAGCTTTCTTTTTGAAGGGTGTTGTTTCTTATGTTGAGAAAACTCGACGTGGTTATCATGTTTGGGTTTTCGCTGATGATTGGGTGCCGGCTTGGATTATGCGTCGTGCGTTCCTAGCTGCCCACCAAGTAATCAATCTTCCTGCTAAAGAGGTTAATCCCAAGCAGGAGATTTGTTCGGGTTTGGGTAACTATGTTCGTTTGCCTTATCCGGGTGGCTGTAATGGTATTCCGGAGAACAGGTTTATGTTAGACGCTAATGATAATCCTCTTCCTTTAGAAGAGTTTCTTGATCATGCGTATGCGCATCGTGCAAGCAATATTGATCTGTTTCCCTTGGCTGAAATGTCCAAGGTTCAGCGTCGTAAGGTTGAAGTTCCTCAGGGTTTGCCCCCTGACCTTCAGGAATCTTTCAAGCACATCAATCCGTATATTGCCAACATTTGGTGGCATGGCCCGTTACCGGGTTCTGACCGCTCGAACACGCTTGTGCGTCTAGTCCACTTGATGCGTGAGCACGGCACGCCGATCAATCATGCCTATAATTTGCTTGTGGGCGCAGATCGTAGGTGGGGTAAGTTTCATGGTCGTGAGGATGCTGTTGAACAGTTGACTAAGATTATTGAGACGTGTTATGGTTCTGATGTTCCTATGTCGGAAGGGTTTCGTCCGTGAAAAAGTTTAAGTACAACCAAATTTTCAAGATTCGTCCTCGGGCAAAGCAGCGCCCGAGAATATCAAAGCGTGGTTTTGCGTACACACCCAAAGTGACGGCTTTGCATGAAGCTGCTATTGCTGAGATGTATAAAGGTCCGTTGTTTGAAGAAGGTGATTTGGCTGTTCGGTTGCGTTTTGTGCATGATCAGATTGAGTTGGAGATTGAGCGTGTGCAGCCGAATCCTGAAGTTGAGCAGCCGGTTAAGCGGTTACGTGGTGATATTGATAATTACGTTAAGTCTGTTTTGGATGCGTTGAATGGTGTGGCGTATTCTGATGATAAGCAGATTGTTGTTCTGTTCGCAGAGAAAGCTTAATATGATTCATGCTCTTGTTTGTTTACGTTGTAATTTCTTGGTTACTCATGACCCCAAAAAGTTGTCCGGATGCACTTGCGATCCGGATGCACCAACCTGGGTTGCTATCGAGCCAGATGGCCGTATTCTGAAAATGAGTGGCGCAGAGTATATGGCTCTCAGCGACGAGGAATAATGTCTAAACAAATTGATGAGGTTTTGCTTAAGGCTCACGAGCTGACCCACGGGCAGCGTCGTGAAGAATACAATCATCCGTTTGATGACTATTCTCGGGTGGTTGATATTTTTCGTGCTTTTTCGGGCGTGGAGTTAACTCCTGCCCAAGGTGCAATGTTCATGGTTTCCGTGAAACTTGCTCGTTTGCAAAATAACTATCGCAAGAATCTTTTGCATGTGGATAGTGTCATTGATGCCGCAGGGTATTTGTGGTGCTATGCGCAAATTGCAGAGAAGATGGAGCACATGACAGCATGAAGCCTTCTTCGAAGCCGTTTGATCGCAATCTTTACGAGGCCGATGATTCGGCTAAATATCAGATCATTGAGTGGTTGCGCTCACAAGGGGCAAAAGCGGAGTTGAATCCTGATCAGTTTGGTATTGATATTTTGACTGATTGGGGTATGCCTGATACCGGTATTGAGGTTGAGGTTAAGCATAATTGGCGTGGTCCAGTTTTCCCGTTTAAGACTGTGCATTTTGCTTCTCGTAAGTTCAAGTTTTTGAAGACGCACGAGATGGTTTATTTCGCCATGTTGAACCATGAGCGAACACATGTTCTTCTTGTTGATGGTGAGGATTTCAAGTCTGTTGTAACGAAGAACACTATTTATACGGAAGGTGAAACCTTCTTTGAGATACCGATCGATAAGTGCAAAATTGTAAAACTTGAGGAATAGAGACGTCAGCATTACTCCGTCCCACGCAGAGTCGTTCCGTGGGTACAGGAGGCCAGAAACGCCCATTGAGGCGTTGATGATGGCTGGCATCCTTGAAGAGCCTGAAGAGTCCTTGCAGGAAATCCAGCCTCTTCGGGAGGCTGTTGCTAGCTGTATTGAACAGTTGTCTGAGCAGGATCGTTTTATTATTGATGCGGTTAATTCTGAGATGATTTCTTTGGAGGCTTTGGGTAAGCGTCTTGGTGTTTCCAAGCCGCATGCTTGGCGTTTGCGTAATGCTGCTTACGCTAGGCTTGGGGTTCTTCTTGAAGCCAATGAGTTTATTCGTGAAAGATTGAATTTAGATGAAGATGAGACAGATCACAGTGGGTTTTGATGTTTCGGTCAGCGTGGAAGAAGTTGCTGAAGTTCTTGCAGCTGCGTTTGGCAGTGTGGATGTGGGTCAGGGCATTTCATCGAACGGTCTTCCCCCGGGGTACGTATATGTTAGAAATCAGAAAGCAAGGAAGAAGAATGTCTGACGACTGGATTTACAACATCATCCCCAAGGATGAGGTTGAGCGTATGAATGATGCTGCTTCCAAGCTCGAGTATCATATGTCGGGTGGCATCAGTATTGTTTTGAATTCTGATAATCAGTCGGCTATTGATTTATGTCGTTATTGGCGTGAGGCTCTTTACGGCGACAAGAACTCTTGGGTTAAGGTTGGTTCGTTTATGTCGGGTATTATCGCTACGATTGAGATGCATTTGCATGAGGAGGGTATCAATCCATATGAAGATTAAATCAAGCTGGCCTCTTGTCGCCATTCATTGGCAAGATGCGTATGATGGCGAGAACGGTTGGACGGAAGTCAAGACATATGAGCCGGAGCAGTGTACGGTGGTTACTGTCGGGTGGCTTTGGGAAAACTGCCTTGATGGTTATATGACCATTGTTGGTTCGTACATGCCTGATGAGGTTGATGATCCCAAAACCGTGGGTATGCCTGTTCACATCCCTGTTGGGATGGTGTTAAATGTTTATATTTTGGATCAGCCCGAAGTAATTATTCAGTCAAAGGACCAGAAGGAATCACCAGTTTCTGAAACGCCTCACGCATCTTCTTCGGATCGGAAGCCATTTCAGGGGAGACTTCTAGATGTATCCAATCTCCACCAGGTGCCCCGTGAATTGTTTCGGTCCGATATTTAGACCAAGCATCTCTGGTGCACATCCATGCCCTGCCCCATGGCTTGGGGAAGTAATCAAACATTGCTTCGATGCCTAACAGATCTGCGTTAGCTTGCAATATTTTTAATACTCTGATGGCGTCGGGTCGGCCGTTCTTTTTCCCTTTTTTCTTTTCGGGTACGTGCCTATAACTTAAATCAACAGCTCGACCTGTTGCGTGGACGCTGAGAGTTTCTTTGCCTCTCATTGGGCGTACGCCCCAGTCACCGTTGTTCCAAAGTGCACCGTTCCCAAGCTTGATTACTTCTTCAATGAATACTTTCATGCCGGGGCGCAAGCCTTTGGCTGCGCCATCTTTGTTGCCTGTGTAGGGTCGCTTTGCCATGTGTTCTCCTAGTTATATTTACGTACTGGTGATCCAAGGTAACCGAGCCAAGCGTTGAGTTGTGACAAGCCTTCTTTACCGAACAGTCTTTCTCCCTGGCCTACAGGCGGCACGCCAGCCCTAAGGATCGCTGCAAGCCTGTCTTGCGGTGTCTTAAACTCTGTTCCGGTGAATGCGCTTGCTCCCATTGCTTGTTCGACCGGGATCTTAATCAACGGATTGGCTTTGTTCAGGAACTCTACTGGATTGTAGAAAGCTTCTAGGTCTTTGCCAATTCGGTTGAATCCAATGTCTGGCATCAGGTACATACCTGTGCCAAATGGCAATCTGAAGCCACCCAATTCTTTTACGAATGGTGGAAGTGGCGTTTCGTTATCACCAAAGTTCCGTTTGAAAGATTCGTAGATCAAGTATGGTCGTGGATTCAGCCACATGTTTTGAATTTGCATTGTAAGGTTTCGGCTTGTCCACAGCCAGAACGGTACAATTTGTCGCATGACCTCATCAAACTGTGAAAGGTCTTCGTAGTCGAAGTAGAATCGTTTTACTCTAATTTGTGCGAGACCAACGTCGCCGCCTTTCACGGCGGTATCGAACGCTAATGCAAATCGCATGTAGTTGTCTGCTGCCTGACCGATTGCTTGGTTCTTTCTGATCAGCCAGTTGTCATAAATGCGTGCACCAAACTTTCCGCTGGTTGCTTCTTTGAAGGTTTCGGAGAAGATACCTCCACCCGATCCAAGCATGCCGAGGCGTGCCGTTTGCAAAGCTGGTACGAGTTCTTGTGGAACTGCTGAACTTCGCAAGAATTCTGCCCAGCTTGTTCCTGCTCGTTTGGCTTTCGTCCATGCCGCATAAATTGGGGTGATGGTTATCAGGTTGTCCATGTTTCCGTCAGCCAATGTG